TACATGCTACTCTTTGGGCGATTGATTTAGCCTTGCCAAGAGCTGGTAGGAGGAGAGCGGCCAAGATCGCAATGATGGCGATGACTACCAGCAGTTCCACTAGGGTAAAACCCTTTTTTTTTATTTTATTTATATTCATTTTTTGCCGTGAATATAAACAAATCCATCCACGCGGGTTTATTATCCCGTATAGGTTGGATGGCCATACCGTTATGCCACAAGTGGCTATCATCTACGATTACCATTGTGCCATCATCTATAACTGCTTGCAAAAATGGAGGCTCTGTTTTGCGTGTAGACAATAATAGCTCGCCCCCAATAATATTACAACGATCAATTCCAATCATCGCAATACAATCGTATCCATCTTGATGCCAACCTTCCGGGGACAATTGCGTGGCTCCCCCTTCGCATTTCACTCTTACTTGATGGACGTTCATTTGAAAACGTATCGGTAGTGAACATTTATCTTGAAACACGCTGACCATCTTACGCATAGCATTACTGTATAATACGTTATCGTCGATAAGATCAAAAGTACGGACCTTGTCGCCTTGATGCTTATTATACTTGCTGCTTTGAGTAAATTGGTGTTCCTTATGATCAGTTATGAACATTTTTCCCAATGTCAGGTCTTCTATATTACATTCTACATAAGAATATTTTCGGAGTCTATATTTACCGTCAGCATGATCTGTTTGTGGTAAGCGGTGCCATGCGGGTTTTATTTCCTCTATCAGATCCGGGTCAATTTTAACGATTTGTAATATTGTATTCGCTTTCACTTTTCACTAATAAACAGGATTCCATGTTGGGTGGTGCCCCCAACTATCATTCCAATACCACCCCCATGAAGCATACACCGTACCATCTATAGTGCGATGATTCCCAGTTCTATTGTATCTACCTATACCGCCGCCTCCCCCATACCATCTGTGAGTATTAGGATCTGGTACAATTGCTCTTTGCCTGAGCCACGCAAGATCACGATTGTTCGCGCTTACTATTTTATCCTGATTGGTTGTCGGATTCATCGCGTCGGATGATATATTTATTGTATCTTGTTCAAGCCATCTTTTGAATTCTACATGAGCATCCACAAAAGAAACAACAGAGCCATTATTGTGATAAACTCCGGGCCAGTCTTGCGAAAAGAAACTCTCACCGCCTTTAAGCGTTGGTGCTACTCTGAAGTTTCCAGCGTTGATAGATTGAGGTGGCATTTCAATGAAAGTAAACAATTGACTAGAGTTGTATACATCATCGTAAGTATGATGAACCTTGTATTGGGTGTCTGACAGCCAAGGCCATCCCGACCAACCACCGACAAAAAGATTTATACTATAAGAACGCGGCCTGTTTATGATCTTACTATTAACCGTAACCGTCGACTTGTCCCCCGGACAATGATATATGCCCATACCTGCGTATGGTTTTAAAGGCGAGTAAAAGAGAGGTCTACGAGTTTGTCCCCAAACTCCATTCCCGCTCATACTGTCCGCAACCCACGCCCACATACCAGTAGGCTCACCAGCCCAAGCTGAGGCGTAAGGGAACCTATTTTCGTGATCTCCTGCAAACTCTGCGTAAGCGAGGTTAAGTTGGCGTTGATTGTTGATGCATGCAGCCTGCCATCCGGTTTGTTTTGCTGAACTCAACGCAGGAAGAAGAAGAGCTGCTAGGAGCGCAATAATGGCTATGACAACCAGAAGTTCAATTAAAGTGAACCCTCTGGTTGCTTTCGCCGCAGTCAGGGTTTTTGTGTGCATTACTATATTTTAACGTTACCTATGATAAAAAGATTCATAGTTTTTTACACAAGAAACGGCCTTTTGGTAAAAGAACAGTTGTTAAAAACGGAGGTCCACGGGTGATGGTCTTTTTCTTCAATTAAAAAATTAAAGTAGTCTTCATATTGTTGCATAATATGGGAAACTTCAAAGTTTGCCTGTGCATAGCTGCGGCAGTAGTGTGGATCGATAGTGTTGAGTAGATTGGCAGCGTGAAAAAATTCATTTAGGCTGCGGCATCTAAATCCTGTTTTGCGGTGAAGATTGTATTCGGACGGCGCCCCCCAGTCTGTGGTTAAAACGGGGGTTCCTGAAAACCACGCTTCAATCATGGCCCACCCGCAAGGTTCCATATAAAGCGTAGGCATTAAAAGTCCTTTGGCTTTTTTTAGCAATTGGGCCCTTTCTTCGTAACTCACGGTATGGATATATTCAGCGTAAGGGTTATTTTTTAAAAGGGTGGTTTCGAGAGTTTGCGGGCCAACAAACTTGATTGGCTGCCGCAACGCCCGAGAAAGATTATCGGCAACATGGACGCCCTTACTGTCTACGATGCGCCCCAAAAATAAAAGGTAATTTTCTTTTTCGGCGGAGAATTCAAATGTATCCATATCAAAACCCGGCGGGATAACATGATCGGACGGGGAGGGGTGCTTGATCTGCGCGCCTCCTAACATCCGGTGTAAGTGGGAATAGGATTCAAAGACCCTGTTGTTTGCAAAAAAAGAATCATAGCCGATGCTTGGCTCAACAATTATAGTTTTGCCGTTCAGCTTCTCGCATGCGTCCTTATGGCCGAACCCCCAGAACGCAAGAACAAAATCATTTTTACTATGGTTTCGTTTTAGGACCTCTGTTACGACGTTTTTGTTAAATTCTTCGTGCACTTTGTTTTTAGTGCCTTGCGGCAGAAAGTCTTGCCATTTTTTTTCTTTGTATTCCGCCGCGTATGTTTCTCGAGAGATAACATTAATATGTTCGGTGCATTTAACGTGGGAGTCCGGGTGCCCATAGTGATAGACCGTGTGGCCACGTTTTGTCATGTGAGTACAAAATTTGTAAACTTTTTGGGTAAAGGCAGAAATGGTGATTTCTTTTTGGGTGGGGTACATCGGGATAGACAATACGTGGAAAACCATTTCTTTTATATTATCGCGGCAAAATACCAATGTCAAGTGTAATTATATACGAACATATGGCAACTAGGCGTAAGAAACCTAAGGTGACGGAAAAAATTTTGCCCATACCGGAAAGCAAGTACAGGTTAAATCTTAAACACTTTAACATAACCGATAAGCAGAAAGACTTTTTAAAAAAAGCGTTAGACGAAGAAACAAAAATAATGTTCATAGCTGGACCGTCTGGGTGTTCTAAAACATTTATGTCAGTGTACTCGGCTTTACGGCTTTTTAACGAAAACAACGAATATGATATTTTTTATGTTAGAACTATCGTTGAAAGCGCAGATCGAGGCCTTGGCCATTTGCCCGGAGATGTAGAGGAAAAATTTCATCCCTTCATGATGCCATTAACGGACAAAATGCAAGAACTATTGAACCCTGATCAAATTAAAATGTTAACAGAGGAAAAAATTATTTCCGCAGCCCCAGTAAATTATTTGCGTGGCGCAAACTGGTCCAGCAAGCTAATTATTGCGGACGAATCTCAGAATTTTACATTAAAGGAGCTCGTGACGCTGGTCACGCGTATTGGACAAAACACTAAAATGTTTGTGTGTGGAGACCCCCTACAGTCAGACATTAATGGTAAGACAGGGTTCCGCACAATGTGGAATGCTTTTAATGATAGCGAAAGCGCTGAGCGCGGTATTCATTGTTTTGAGTTCACCAAAGACGATATAGTGAGAAGCGAAATTCTTAAATTTATTGTAAATAAAATTGAAAACATCCCAAAAATTAAAAATATATAAAAATGGCTAGTATATTTTGTCCTGACTGTGGAGCTAAAGCTGCCTATACTCTAAACAAACCTAAGTTTTGTCAAGGCTGTGGTGTGAGGTTTGGAGATAGCGTAGCTACCGCTTCAACAGATCAAGAAGAAGAAATAGAGGCAAGAGCTTGGATGCTTGGGAAATCAGACTATCATATTGAGATAGAAAAGAACAAGGTAACCTTTGGGGATTTGTTCAATAGTCCCCTAGATCCCTCCCAACTAGAAGTGAGTCCTCACTCCCCTAAGAAGGGGCACAAAAAACAAACCAAAGAGAAGTTCCTTTCTCAGTCACTGGCAGAATGTGCATCTTCAAAACAACGGCCAGCAATATCTGAGGATGGATCAGAATGACACTTACGAAGATAAGACGGACGTAATAGACAACGAGATACGCAAAAGATACTATAAGTGGCACCTTCATGCCATTGCTTGGTTTGACTTTGATGACGTATCTCAGATTATTCGCGCTCATATTTTTAAAAAATGGGACCACTGGGATCAATCACGCCCATTGGAGCCATGGTTGAACAAGGTTATAACCAACCAAATGAAAAATATTTTACGCAACCATTATTCCAATTTTGCGCGCCCATGTCTTAACTGTGAATATAATCAATCAAAAGAACCTGTGGCTGGGCAGATAGCAGCCCTGTGTGCCCTAACTCCAAGTGGCCTACAGTGTAATGAATGTGACCTGTTTGCCAAATGGGAAAAAACCAAGAAGAGCGCTTATGACATTAAAATGCCCCTCTCTTTAGAGTTTCATTCTTATACTAAAAACACTCTACCCGAAGATCATTTTGATATTGGAAGGGCAACCGTGACGTTACATAATAAGATGAGATCAGGTTTGAATCATCGCCATTATTTCGTATACAAGATGCTTTTTATAGATGGCATTAGCGAGGAAGAGGTTGCCCGTATCCTTGGATACAAAAGCAATGAGAAAGGAAGAAAGGCGGGCTACAAACAAATTAAAAATTTAAAAAACCAATACAAGAACATAGCTAAAAAAATAATTCAAAAGGAAGATATTTTTTATGAATAAATATATTTTATCCAAAAAGGAAAAAGAGGGGGCGATCGAGCTGTTCAAGAAGCTGGATGGTGATTTGAATGAAGCTGCCAAAAAGTTATTTGAAGACCCAAACGAAAAAGGCAGCACTATTAGAGGGCGTGCCTTAAGAAAATTTTGGGTAGAAAAGGGTTTTGAGTACCGTACTAAAGTTAAGAAAAAAAGCAGCAAATATTTTCTACAAGAGAACGAAAAGGATTTTGTGCACAGACACTATTGTGCTGAAATGACAAAAAGAGAGATTGCGCAATTGTTGTGGACCGAGGAAACCAACAATAGGGGTTTTTATGAGAGTGCGAGATTTATCGCGTTGTCTGATTTCGTTAATAAAGAATTTCCAAATATAACTAATTTGCGAGATGAGATAACGGGAGATCGTTATGCCCCTCC